GTAACACCGGAGAAAATCGAGCAGATGCCTTCTCGGCTATCACCGACTACTACACGCACGAGTCGACTCGTAAGCAGGGCCAAAACGTTAGCCGTCAAGTGTTTAGCTCAGAGTACGGTATCGGACGTATGGCTAAGTCGGACTTCTGGAACGTTATTCGTAATGACAAGTCTATCTCGTCTTACGCTGCGTCAGGCAAGAAGGCCTTGGCGCTGCTGTAATGGTGGAGGTTAATTCAGATTAACCCTAAGAAGCCCTAGCTAGCACTGGGGCTTCTTTTAATAAATATTATTATGAGCCTGGAAAAAGCTATCAAATACGGCAAAGAGAAGCGAAAAAAGTATTATGGTTCAAAAGCTTTTGACCATACCTGTCGTAACCATGGCTCTTGCAAGTGGTGTGAAGGAAATCGGTCCTACAAAAATAAAAAAAGAGAACAAGCTTCTATGCTTGACCTTATCTGAAAAGTAAGTACTATTATCTTATGATTTTTAACGAAAAAGCTACAAAAGCAGTCGAGGTATACGCTGAAGCTATTGTTAAAGCTGTCAAGGAGTATAACATTAATGCAGAGGTAGATATTGAGTATACTCAAGAGTATGATAAGGATCATACTATGGAATCTCGTTCAGCTGTGATTAAGACTCCGATTGGTATGGTAGTTATCTTCCCAGATCTCAGGAAGGATAAGGCCCGCGCATGCGTGCTAAAGGTTGGAGAGCTGAACCGTATGATTCAAGAAGGTTTCTCTGAAGAGTTTATTGACGCTAACGGAGAGATCTATGGAGATCTGATGCCGTTTTCTACCTCTAATGTAGAGATCTTTGCGTATTATCTTACGCATAAGATCGATGCTTGCGCCAAGCTGAAAACTTAATTTAATTATGAGAGAATTTCTTGCAGCAATGCTTATTGTAGTAGTTGTACTAGGTATTGTCTTTGGCCCTCTAGCAGTAATCTGGGCTTTAAATACCCTTTTTCCAGTACTTGCTATTCCTCATACTTTTAAAACTTGGTTGGCTATTCTAGTACTCTCGGCTGTGCTTACGCCGTTTAAAGTAACAACTAAGTCTTAACTTTCAGGTGTAAAGGTTTTAAAGTTTACATTCTGACAACTTGTGGGTCGGTGACCACCGCAATAAAAACGGGCCGGTAAATTTTATGACTCTGATAAAGGTAGCTAAACGAGTTACTCCTGCGTATACGTACTTTGCTTATGTTAATGAGAAGGGTAATTATTATTGGCGTAACCCATATAACAATGAGTTATTGCCAATAAATAAAACTGCCCTTAAAACATGGACAAAGATATAAAGAAGAAACCTCAAACTAAAGCTGAAGCTGCTGCCTCTTTTGGTAAGAGTAAGGAACCGTCTACCCCTGAAGATAGACCATTTAAATATGTTGAGACGGTTTATAACTTTAAAGATGGTACTTGCAGAGTGAGAGAACCACGCTATACTTCTTCATCTAATGACTAAGATTTGTTTCATTTCTGATACCCATGGCATGCATATGGGTCTACAGCTACCTGATGCAGATATCCTAGTGCATTGTGGAGATTTTAGTAGCCGCGGAACCTATCTTGATGCAGTTAAGTTTGTTAATTGGTTTGGAGCTCAGTCTCATCGTCATAAAGTCTTTATTGCAGGTAACCATGATCTCTATCTAGAGCAAGGTAATCCTTCTGATATTGATATGTTTTTGAAGACTATGCCGTCATCTGTATGCTATCTAAATGATAGCGGGGTAGATATTGAAGGTATTAAGTTCTGGGGAAGTCCAGTTCAGCCTCGTTTCTTTAACTGGGCTTTCAATAGGGATAGAGGTGCTGACATTAAGAAGCATTGGGATCTCATTCCTGATGGTATCGATGTGCTTGTTACTCATGGGCCTCCTTATAAGCTATGCGATGAAGTGCCTCGAGTTAACAAGCTGCTCTGGAACGAGAGCAATTATGAGCATACCGGGTGCAAAGATCTGCTAGAAGCTATTGATAGAGTTAAGCCGAAGATCCATGCATTCGGACATATCCATGTAGCTTACGGTAAGCGTTTTGTTAATAACGTGCATTACTTTAATGCTTCTACTTGCAATGAAGGTTATCAACCAGTTAACAAACCTTATCTAGTTGACCTAAACGGAGCTAGTGTTAACATTATTGATCTTCTCTAATTAACCAAAATGAATATCGAACTCGAAAAGCAGCTTATCGCAAAGTATCCTAGTATCTTCCGAGATACTGAGAATGAAATTTCTAAGTCGATCAAGAGCCCGTATTTCGGTATCGAATGCGGAGATGGCTGGTATGATATTCTGGATACTCTTTGCACTACTCTGTCTGAGCTGTACACTACAGGTATCTTCTTTGATGGTAAGACTGTTATCCTTGATGCGCCTAAGGTAGTTGCCCAGCAAGTCAAAGAGAAGTTCGGTTCGCTTCGTTTTTACTACCAACTTGAATACCCTCAGCAATACCATGATCTTATGACTCAGTATCAGAATACTGATCAAGAGCGTATTATCGACGGATGGGCTAATGGCTATCGAGATCATGTCGAGGGTATCGTTCACTTTGCAGAGGTACTCTCTTCTCGTACTTGTGAAGTGACTGGGCAGAAGGGAACCTATCATCGTAGTGAAAGCGGCTGGGTAAAAGTGCTTAATTCAGAAGTAGCTAAGACTCATGAGTTTTATAAGGACCGTAACTATCAGCCTATCGTACAAAAATGAATATTGTTATTAATAAAAAGCAGAAAAAAGAAATTGTTAAACTTAAAAAACTAATCAAGGATCATCAAGAGGTACAAGATAGGACCTTTAAGGATATTGTTGTAGAGATGAAACTTACTGAAATCCAAGAAAATATTCTTTGGGATTATGTGTTTAACGACTTTGATGATAAAAGATTGGAATTTAAGTAAAAGCTTGACCTATAACAGAACTGTACCATAATAACGACAATGAAAAAGAAGACTGACGCAGAACTCATCGAGCATTACAAGAACGAAGCCGAGCGGTATCGTAGTCTGTTTAGTTATAAGTTTACTCACGACTATATTACTGCTCGAGCTGCTCACAAAGAAGACAGACGCCTTTACCGTAAGGTAGGTAAGAAGTTTGTACCAGATAATGATCCCTATGCTTATGAGGGTCTTCGTAATGGCTTCTGGCTGATTCAAGTTAAGGATGGTTCTACTACAATTCGTCAAGAGATCTATCCAGATAGGGCTTGTATCTCTGCTGCTGCAAAGCAAATGGAAGATAAGCTTGTTGATATTATTCGTAAGGCTGGCGAAGCTCGTCCCGTAAAGACTCCTCTTACTGAAGAGCAGAAGAAGGACTGGGATAAGTTTATTAAGAAGCACGGTGAAGCTTTCAATACTCTACACTATCCTTCTATTCAAGAGAATGCAGAGAAAATTATTGCAGTTTTGCTTGGTAAGGAGCAACTGTGAACGATACATCGCTTACGGATGCCAAAGCACAACTAAAATGGCCTACCCTAGAAGGGCGTCTTGCAAATAAATTAACCTCTACAGAAGAAGCTATTACCCAGCTTAAAAATACGGTAGAGATTACTCCAGTCGCTGAACAAATACTAAACAAAAATAAATCTAAATGAGACTTATAATCGCAGCTATCTCTCTACTTTTCATTCTCGGATGTAGTCCAGATAAAACATCTGCTAAGCCCACACCAAAGCGTGGCCAGAATCAATATATGGTTCGTTATAATGTTAGCGGGGTACCTGAGATTTATACGACAGATAAAGTAATCTGGGCAGGCCAGACTGGTGCTATTAAATTTATAGATCAAAACGGAGTGCCTCGTACTATTAGTGGTACTTTCGAAATTGTTCATCTCTCTGAAATTCAAAATTAAATTATGACATACACTGAAGCGGTTGAAGCAGTTAAGGCCGATATCATCGAAGCTGCTACTGAAATGGGCTTAGATGTAGATTGGTATAAGTCTGAAATTCTCGACGGAAAGTACTTTGATGAAGTTGGAAAAGTACTTTTGAGTGTTGAAATTAACGAAAAAATGAATAAAATTAATGCATGAACGGTAAAGGCTCAAAGACCCGCCCTCTTTCGGTACCATACGAAGAGTATGCAAACAATTTTGATTCTATTTTTCGCAAGAAAAAGTATACTCTTCCTGTTAAAGAAACACCTGAAGGGGATCAATATGTTGAGCTTCCAGATGAGCTTTTAGAGCATGCTGGTTGGAGAGAAGGAGATGAGATTGAAATGAAAAAAATGAAGAAAGGCTACGAACTTATCTACGAGCTTAAAAAAAAAGAAACATGAATTATACCTGGGATCAAATTAGTAATGCGTGCAAACTTTTGCATACCAAAATTGCTACAGATGACTTTGTACCAAAGTACATTATTGGTCTTACAAGAGGTGGATTGATTCCTGCTACAATTTTAAGTCATAAATTTGCTTGCCCTCTTTACCCTCTTAACCTATCTTTACGGGACAATGTACAAAAGGACATTAAAGACTGGATGGTAACGGATGCTCTTGCTTGCGAGAACATCCTTATTGTGGATGATATTAACGACACAGGCGCAACATTTATAACACTTAAGAAGGAATGGGAGAGCGTAGAAAAAAGCGAATGGGATAAAATCTGGCATTACAACGTACGCTTTGCTGTTATTGATAATAATCTATCTAGTAAATTTAAAGTCGATTATTGTAACAATATCATTGATAAATCAATTAATAACGTTTGGATCAAGTATCCTTGGGAGAACTAATATATGATGAAACTCAAAACTCGTATTGCTGCTGCACTTGCAGTCACTCTTGCTGGTACCGCTTTCATGTACGGTATCGTAGTTATTACTCGTATTAGGACTGAAAAGGTTCCTCATGAAGTTGAGGAGCCATCTTATGAAGTTACGATGAACTCTCAGCATGCTGAAAGCGTACTTGCAGTAGTTAATGCCGAGACTTTTGATGAAGCGTTTCGTCACTATTCAACTTATCGAGACATTCCTGATGCAAAGTTTCATGAGCTTCGTCGTGCTTATATCAATGCTGCCGATGAGCTTATGATTTATCTTGTAAAAGCTGCTGGCAATGCTCCGGAGTTGCCTTATTATATGCGTTATGAAAATCGCAATTAATGCAGGCTATGGCGGCTTTAGCCTTAGCGCTAAAGCTTTGAAGTATATGGCTGATAAGCTTGGTAAGCCTATTTACTTCTTTAAGCTTGAGGGACATCCCGAAACAAAAGCTACAGTTTATGTCCCTATTACTTTAGAAAAGGCGCAAGAGGCATGGTTTGGCCTGTGTGCTTTTAATATTGAGAATCCAAATTCAGTAACTAATTTAAACGAAAAGTATAGAAAATACTCTTGGGATTTTCGCCCGTCTAAGGAAGACAGAACCGATTCTCTGCTAATTGAAACGATTGAAGCTCTTAAGGAAGAAGCAAGCGGTAGTAATTGTGAGCTTAAGATCGTCGAAGTGCCTGACGATGTTGATTGGATCATTCAAGAGTATGACGGTTGGGAATGGGTCGCAGAAAAGCACCGCACTTGGGGATGAAACTATATACGTTAACTAATGAAGAGGTGAATAAAGCTATTCACTTCGCTGTAGATCTAGTCGCGGCAGGTAAAAAGGGTACCATTGAGAATTATATTATTGGTACCCTCGGCGAAATGGGTTACGCAAAGCATACTAACTCTGAAGTAAATCTCGAAGTCTATCAAAGAGGTAAAGGAGATAACGGAGCTGACTTTAAAGGGGTACAAGTAAAGACTACGACATGGTCTCGTAGCGATAAAGAATTAAAAGTTAATGAAGAGGATCGATGCTTAAAGAATAATTCTATTAAGAAGCTAGTTTTAATGCATACCACTCTTAAGAATAGAAATGAAGTCTATTTAATTGGAGAGATATCCAAAGAGAACTTTCTTAAAAAAGCTCGATATAATGCAAGGTATAAGACTCTGGTTTTAAAAGAACAAGACTTGGATATAGTCTATCATTGCTAAGTATATACATGTATAGCAATCAGCTTTTAAAGGAGAAATACGAAACACTTCTAACTGAAAAAAAATTAGAAGATAATAAGCGTAAAGATGTTATTCGTAAGTTTATTAAGTTTGCTACTGATTATTTAGCTATTGCCAAACCACCCGAGATATTCATTAACCACGATGAAGGCTTTGGAAGCAAACATAAAACGTTTGGTCATTTTCGTCCACACGAGAACAAAATTATAGTAGCAGTGTCTAATCGTAACTTAGCGGATGTGTTAAGGACTCTAGGTCACGAGATGGTACACTGCAAACAATTAGAAGACGACAAGCTAGATTTAAGTAATCCAGCTGAAAGCGGTAGAGATGGCTCTGAAATAGAGAATGAAGCTAATTCAAAAGCTGCAGTAATGATGAGAGAGTTTGGTAGACACAATCCTGAAATTTACGAATAAAGTTAGGTTGTTCTAATAAAAGTATTATCGTCGACCGGTTTGAAGATATTTTTTATACCGCGAGTTTGAATTGCTCTAAAAACGAAATAAGGAAACCAAATTAACTTTGGTATTTTAATTATTTTTACATTAGAATCTATAACAACAGGGGTAACAGCATCCCAGAGTTTTACTTTTACCGGTACTCCGTCGTCAGAGTTTACGTTATGTATGATTACATTACGGGTAGGCGGTCTACCTATGTACCAATAGTTATCAAACTGGCCTAGTTCAATATCGCAATCGGAGCCATGAGTCTTGAATTCAACATTATCAATCGTAACTCCATCAATTGAGCCTTTAAGAGTTATACCATTATATACTGGGTATAAATCAGTATTTTTAAATGTATAGTTAGACCCTCTTACGGCATCGATACAATCTTCTTTACCTCCTTGTATCTCGCATTTGTCAACTGTAATATCAGTACAGTTAGAGAATTTTAAAATATCAGAGAAGCTTAAAGGATCTCCCTCTACACTAGTAGGAATAATTCTATTTTCAATTACTGTGCCAGTTTCGGTTACATGAGATTCGTAGTTTATATCTTGCATATTAGTAATACTTATTTATAATAAGTATAACTATGAGTAGCGTTAACGATTATGTGGGGGTAATGAGACAGAGCGGAAACAAGACTGCTGATAGTAACCCTAATTCAGAATTAAGTCAGCTCAAAAGAGAACTAATAACTCATTATAAATCTAATCCGATTAAAGCTAATGAACTAATTAAAGCTGTAGAGGGTGGTACGGCTGGTACTATGACAGCTAATATGAGTATGCATTACAATGCTGCTGTCGTTGCAGTCAGAGGATATACCGCACCTGTTGTACCTAGTAAATCAGGCCCCGATATATCCAACACTAAACAAAACGATCTCGATAAATTAAAGGCTCAAGGCTGGAAGCCTTTAAATGAAGTAAAAGAACCTATACTTCTAGTTGAAGGTTAAATTTCTCCGCGGGCTTTTAAAGCAGCGGCATTCTTTTGATGAGCTTCTTGTACGAGCTCTTTATTCTGGCCGGAGTATGCAACAGCATAGTTATTTTCTATAAGCCATTTGTTAACGTTAACTCCTTGCTCATTAGCAATAACTCCTAGTATACGGCCGAACTTCTCATTAGGATCAATAGAAGTGGTTATGGTAAC